AGACTGGGGCGCGGATCGACTTCCGCAGCCGGACAGGCAAGTCCTCTCGTGGCCTCACGGGGGTCAAGCGGATCACGCTCGACGAGGCGCTCTACCTGGAGGCGAAGCACGTCGGCGCGATCTACCCGACGATGCTCACCCGCCCAGGCGCTCAGGTGCGGCTCGCGTCGTCTGCGGGCCTGATCACGTCGGAGCAGTTACGGCGGATCCGCAACCGTGGGCGCGGTGGCAAGGACGCGCGCTTGGCCTATGTCGAGTACGGCGCTCGGATGCACCCGTGTGCTGACCGCCTCTGTGCTCACGCGGTGGGGACTGAGGGCTGCGCCTATGACGACCGAGAGCTGTGGTGGCAGGCTAACCCGGCCTTGTGGTCGGGCCGTATCACCGAGGAGTCGCTGGAGGACCAACGACGGTCGCTACCACCCGCTGAGTGGGCGCGCGAGTTCTTCAGCTTGTGGGATGACCCGGAGTCGGTGGGCGGCGCTCTCTCGCACGCCCGCTGGCTTAACCTCGCAGACCCGCACGCCGAGCGCGGCGGTGACGTCGTGTTCGGCCTAGACCTGACCGGCGATCGTGACGTGTGGATCGCCGTGGCGTGGACGCGCGACGACGGCGCCACGCAGGTGATGCTCGCCAACGACGGTCGCCCGGTCGCGGCATACAGCGCGGTCGCTGAGTGCAAGCGGCTCACCAGCGAGTGGGGCGGCACGGTCGCTACCAGCGCGTTCGGCGACGAGCTGGAGCGTGAAGGCGTCCCGTTCGAGCCGGTCAACGGTACCGAGTTCGCTGCGGCGTGCGGCCTCCTGGAGGACGCGATCAACGACTCGTCGGCGCGCCACGGCAACCAGCCGGCGCTTAATGACGGCATCAAGGCCGCCCGGTGGCGGCCCCAAACGACAAGCGGAGAACGGGCGTTCGTCCTGCGCGACGCGCCTGAGGTTGGCCCGGTCGCTGCGGTAGCGCGGGCGCTGTGGCTGCTCGGGCAGACCCCGAACTATGACCCGCTCGACTCGATCTACTGACGGAGGTCAGGGTGTTGACGACTGTCCTTGACCTCCTGGGGGTCGCGCTGTTGGTGGCGTTCGCGGCGCTGCTGTGGTGGCCTGCCGCGTTGGCGGTCGCCGGGTGTGCGTGCCTGGCTGCATCGTGGCGGCTGACCCGGTGAGCCTGTTCTTCAAGCGTGCAGGGTCCACCGACGCGACGGCCTATGTCACCCAACGCTCTGTCGGGGCGAAGGGATCGGCCAGGTCGGTGAAGCGAGACGAAGCCCTGCGGCACTCGGCCATCTGGGCCGGACTGCGACTGCGCGCCGACCTCATCTCAACCATGCCGGTCGACGTGTTCAGGCGCGTGAACGGCATCCAGGTCGAGACGGCCAAGCCGTTAGTGCTGGAGTCCCCCGCGGGCCCCGGAACGAGTTACGTGGAGTGGGCGTACTCAACCCAGGTGGACCTCGATTCGGCGGGCAACACGGTCGGCATCGTCCGCGCGCGGGACTCATTCGGCCTGCCGTCCATGATCGAGCCGGTGTGCATTGACGACGTGGTTGTCCGATCGCTCAAGGGGGCTGTGACCTACAGCATCTCCGGCAAGACGTACCAGCCATCCGAGGTGTGGCACGAGCGGCAGTACACCGTCTCCGGCGTCCCGGTCGGGCTGTCACCGATCGCCTATGCCGCGATGTCCATCAACGGCCACCTGTCCGCGCAGGAGTTCGCGGCGGGCTGGTTCGGTAACTCGGCGGTCCCCGCGTCGCACCTGCGGAACACTGCCAAGACCCTGACGCCAACTGAGGCGCAGGGCGTCAAGGATCGGTTCAAGGCGTCGGTGTCCAGCGGCGACGTGTTCGTGACGGGCAACGACTGGGAATACTCGATGCTCGCCGCGAAGGCGTCCGAGTCCTCGTTCATCGAACAGATGTCATTCAGCATCAACGACGCGGCCCGGTTCATCGGCGTTCCTGGGGACCTCATCGACGCACCTGCGGGCGGGTCGAGCATCACATACGCGAACATCACCCAGCGCCACCTCCAGTTGCTGATCATCAACCTGGGACCGGCCATCGTGCGCCGCGAGGATGCGTTCTCCCGGCTGCTGCTGCCTCGGCCCAGGTACGCGAAGCTCAACCCTGGCGCGCTGCTGCGGATGGACCAGCAGTCCCGATACGAGTCCTACGAGGTCGGCATCCGGTCGCGGTTCCTGCCGCCGTCTGAGGTTCGCGATCTTGAGAACCTGCCGCCCTTGACCCCCGAGCAAGAAGCCGAGTTCGCGCGGCTGTTCCCCGCCAAGCAGACCCCGCAAGGAGCCCAGGCATGACCACCTTCAAGGATGCCGCCAAGGCGCGTTCAACGGCTGAGGTGCGTGACTTCGATCGCCCGTCACAGCGGCGCATGGCCCCCGAGATGGGTGGGCATCGAGGCTCCCCCGCCACCATCCGCGCCAAGGGCGAGACACAGGAGCGGGTCGTCTACGGGGTCGCTTCGGTGACTGAGACGCGGTACGAGATGTACGACATGTTCGGCCCGTACACCGAGGTCGTGGACGGGTCGGCGTTCGATGCGACCCTGGCCCGGAACCCGCTGGTCGAGTTCACCCTGAACCACGGCGCCGGCGGCGGCCTGCCGATGGCTCACACCCGCAACCAGACCTTAGCCCTCTCGGTCGGGGAGTCCGGCTTGACCTACGAGGCCACGGTGGACCACACCCGTACGGACGTGGCGGACATGCTCAAGGCGCTGGACCGCGGCGACCTCGCCGAGGCGTCGTTCAAGTTCCGCATCGTCAAGGGCCAGTGGTCACCCGACTTCACCGAGTATCGGATCGTTGAGGTTGACCTCGACCGCGGCGACGTGTCGGCCGTGAACTTCGGGGCCAACCCGTATGCGACCTCCTCCGCCCGCGAACAGGCCACCGAGCCGCGCCGCCTCGTCGTGATCGATGAGGACGAGGTGCGCCACCGCCGCATCCCCGGCATCTAGCACCACCCCCACAGAGCCACCCGGAAGCCCTCGCGGCGACCGGGCCAAACCCATGCCCGCGAGGTTCGCCACGCACGCCACGGCCTGCCTGTCCAACCCACGCCGTCACGGGGACCCCACCCAATCGATACCCCCCAAGCGGGGAGAAGGAGCACCGTCACCATGACGATTGCCCAGCTCATCGCGCAGGTCCGGTCCACGATGAAGGACAAGCTGGACCAGCGCAACCGGCTCGCCACCGAACTCGGCGAACTCCGCAGCACCGAGTCTCCCGACGAGACGAAGGTGAAGGAGCTGCGCACCGCAAAGGACGCTCTCGACGCCGAGATCGACGTCTTGCAGGCCCGCTGCGCCGACCTCGAAGCCGAGCAGGCTCGGGACGACGCCGCTGACCGGCTGTCCCGCGAGGTCCACCCGGTGGCGGATTCCGCTCCGGTCACCCGCGACTCGGTTGTCCGTGTCGGCCAGGAGCCGCGCACGTACACCCGTGAGGCCGACCCGAAGGGCAAGCAGTTCCTCCGCGACGTCGCCGGGCAGTTCTTCGGCGACTACACGGCCCGCGCTCGCATCGAGCGGCACATGGCCGAGGAGCGCGTGGAGCGGCCCGACGTGTTCGAGCGTGCCGCTGGCACCAGCGCCTTCGCTGGCCTGGTCGTCCCGCAGTACCTCACTGACCTCGTGGCCCCGGCTGTCGCGGCGTCCCGTCCGTTCGCCGACATCTGCAACCGGCACGACCTGCCGGCCAGCGGCATGACGGTGAACATCTCGCGGATCACCACGGCGACCTCGGCCGCCGCGCAGACGCCGGAGAACTCGGCGGTGTCGGAGACGAACATCGACGACACGCTGCTCACCGAGAGCGTCCTCACCGTGGCGGGTCAGCAGACCCTCTCGCGGCAGTCGCTGGAGCGTGGCACTGGCGTCGAGGAGGTCACCCTCAACGACCTCATGCGGCGCTACCACTCGGCGCTCGACGCGAAGCTGCTCAACGACGCAGCGACCGGGCTGACGAACGTCGCGCAGGCCGTGACCTACACGGACGCCTCGCCGACCGCCGCCGAACTCTGGCCGAAGCTGCTCAACGCTCAGGCCAACCTCGAAGCGGTCATGCTCGACCAGGGCGTCGGCGACCTCTACGCGGTCATGCACTCCCGTCGCTGGGCGTGGCTCCAGGCGAACGTCGGCACCTCGTGGCCGTTCATCTCCCAGCCCGGCATCCCGACCCAGGCGGGCGGCGTGAACTACGCCACCGGCTATGGCCAGGGCGTCCGCGGTGTCTTGCCGAACGGCATCAAGGTCATCGTCGACAACAACATCGCCACCAACTTCGGCGCGGGCAACAACGAGGACGAGATCTACGTGGTCAACGCCTCTGAGTTGCACCTGTGGGAGGACCCGCAGGCCCCGGTGTTCATCCGGGCCGAGCAGCCTCCGGTGGCGTCCCTCGGCGTCCTGTTCGTGGTCTACGGGTACTTCGCGTACTCGTTCCGCCGCTACACGAACGGTCACCAGAAGGTCTCCGGCACCGGCCTCATCACGCCGACGTTCTGATCGTCCTAGTCCAGCCCCAGGGCGCCCAAAGGGC